AGTCATCATTAGCCATTCCAGACGAAAAGTTTATTCGGTAGTTTCCTGTTGTATTATCCACAACGCTTGACGCATTAAAACTTTCAAGGACTGCAAATCCAGACGCATTTGCATTAACCCAAGCCTTTGCAGACCCATTGACCACATAGCTGGTGCCGACTGTTGTTGTGCCATCGGTGATGTTGCTTACATTCAAGGTACTCATGCTAGGTCTCCGTGGGTTGTAGTGTAAATTCTAGTTACATCCTGACCGCCAAAACTTTCACTAGCCGTTCTTACCCTAAAGTCGGAAGATACAGGAACTTTAGAGTTATCGTATACTGCGCACTGGTTATCTCCTGTAGTTCCTGCGCTTCTTCCTGAAAGAATTTGTATTGAATAATTCGCACTAGACATGTTGTTGGAGAAATTCTGATCGTATGTTCCAGTTCCAACATCTGTTATGGAAGAAACGTTTAGACTGTCATTTATCGCAACAGTACCTGTCCCTTGAAAAAAACACCAAGCCGCAGCAACCCCTGACACCGCACGACTAGCTGTTTCACCCGTGGCTTGGATGTTTGTGACCTTTAGTGTACTCATGCTAGGTCTCCGTGGATAGACACACACACCAGAGCGACGTTATCTGCCGAACCACCTACGGTATACGTGTTTGCGTAGGAAGCTGACGCCGTTAGTGTACTAGGGGTGAACATTCTGTTTCGGGCGGTAGCATCAGTTTCATTATCTGCACTGCTTCCAGTAGAAGAGTAGTCTGCGCTAGACATATTTGAGGTGTAGTTGAGAGTATAAAGTCCTGTGCCACGGTCTGTAAGACTAGCGACATTCACGCTATCCCGAATAGCAGGTGTCCCTGTGCCATTAAAATTAACCCAAGCCTTCGCAGCACTCTGTTTGTGCAACTCAATCGGCCCAGTGCCAGCCGCATCACTTATTGTATTTGCTCTAATCTCGCTCATGAGTGAGCCTCCGTATTGAAAATACTAGACAATGCTCAAGTTCCCCCCTGATGTGACGGTCAGTGTAACGCCAGATGCCACGGCCAATGGGCCAGTAGCAGAGGCATTTTCATCTGCGTCAATTGTTACGTTAGTGTTAAGGGTTTGCTCATTGACACGAAAGATGTCACCAGAACCTGCTGTTGCACCAACAGTACCACGTTCACCTTTGTATAAACCACCACCAGCATTTACAGCTTCATAAGTAGTAAAGGCTACAACCTCAACAATATCTCCTGTAGAAGCACCAGTAGCTAAGACTACATCACTACCATTACTTGCAGTGAAGTCATCACCATTCTTTAACTTAACACCATTCATGTACACATCTAGGAAGTTAGGTGTGTAACCACTTGTAGCAAAACTTGTTTGACCAGAGGTAGCAGTGAATACATCTCTGGCCTGTGTTGCCTGTGGTACTGGCTGTGTGCCTATGTATCCTGCCATAAGTTTATACCTCTTGTGATTCTAAGTGTGCGGCGTAAGCATCCTTAACCGCTTGGGTGTGAACTGCGTTACAGATAGCTTGTACCTCTGCGCTTTCACCTGTGATGTCATCGTTAGGTGCAACGACATGGCGTGAGAAGCTGCGGCTGATCTCTACGCCATCACGCTTGATGACCGTGGCTGTACGCACTTGAACGTGCTTGTAGTCGCCTACGATCTCGATTTTGTCTTGTACTGTTTCTTCTGTTAGTGCCATCGTTTTTCTCCTGTGATGGTTGGACTGACTACCCTGTGATCCAACAGGGGTGGTTAAGCTCTATAAGTTATTGTAAATGACACATCTCCAACGCCACTTGTTATGTTGCCAACAGTGGTATTTGTATCCAAGCCGTTATCGTTAATTTGCTTTATTATAAGGCTTGTAGAATTATTACCCACTTGACATACCAAGTAACTATTTGAGGCTTGAAAATTGATGCTATCCGCTCTAACCGTACCATGCGAACCCGTTCCAGATGCATCACAAGTAAAAGGCAATCCAGTAAAACTTGCAACATTGCCAGATGTTAAACCTGATGTGCTAATGTTTCCTATAGCCGCATGGATGGTTACGTTCCTTCCAACTTTAATATAATAACCAGTTCCAGTGGTACTTGATACATTACCCCCCGAACCAGCATCAGCGACCCTCAAGGTAAAAGTCCCCTCCTCATAGTCATCTAGCTTATTAGCCGACCCAGTCCCGCCAAGGTAAACACCGCCAGACAGGTAGAGGTTTTTGAAGCGGATTGTGTCTGTGCCTAAGTCAATAGCAGCATCTCTACCTGTATTGTCAGAAGTGCGTGGCGTAATCTCGTCGCTGCTATCATTAAAACGAAGCCGAACATCCCCGTTACCTATGGTCAAGTCGTTGTTTATTGAACCTATGCTACCAACAGTAGTAGCGTCTGAGTCTACAAAGGTAACGATGTCCCCATACGTTGTATTTCTGCGGAACTGAGCCACAGAACCTGAGTTAGCAGTGCCTTGAGATACAGTGGAGGCAAGAAAACCAGAAGAAAATACTATTGTGCCATCTATTGCACTGCTAGAATTTGTCTTACCCACCAGCAAGTTACCGCTGCTGTCCAGTGTCATAGCAGTAGATGTGGCGTTATCGTCAATGCCTTGCGAGGTGAACGCACCAGTAAAGTTTACATCTCCAGCAAATGTACCACCAGTACTAGCTGATACAGTGTCACTTGTCTGGAAGGTATTGTAAGACACAACAACAACTTGGTCATCTGCTGCAGCCCCTACTGTAAGTGTAATACTATTACCATTAGTAGCTGTATAGTCTGTACCATCTACAAGACGTACACCATTCTGAAACACATGTACATTATTTACAGTATAGCTAAGACCAGTGAAGCTAGTCTGTCCTGATGTAGCAGTAAAGACTTTCTTACGTTCTGCACCAGAGCTTACTACAGCAACTTTAGATCCAATATATCCAGCCATTATAAAGCTCCTATAATAAACGCTAGTAGCTCGCTGTAGCGAACCCCAAGCCTAGTGCGCTCTGTAGCACCCTCTGGCGCTTCTTCTTGTGTGTCATATGTGTCTGTGCGGGTGTAGGCATCAACGGCTTCTACAGCCTCAGTTACTACGTTACCGTCTTCGTCAAGCACCTCTGCCACAGCTTCTACCGCTGGCACCTCTGTCTGTGTTTCCCACCAAGTTGTAGAAATAAACATAGCGTATTCACCAGCGTCTAATCCTTCAGTCGCAAATGCTGCTTGCAGGTCTTGTGCAATGATACCGAAGTGTGTTCTGGCTTCATCACCCTTAGCTTCTACTGCATCACGCCAGCGGAACTTACGCAGCAAGCCTTTAGCCGCTACAGCAACACGTTGCTCTGCGTCAGATAGCTCTGCAATGTCCTGCTTTTCGTTGGCGTCAGATGTTTGGATGCTGCCGTTGGTGGCGTAGATGTCGTCGAAGCGGGCAGTTCCGTGACCTAGGTCTATGGCATTATCTCTAGCTGAATTTGTTGAGATATTCCACGGTGTCATTACGTTTGAACCATCGTCAAACCTAAATCCAACATCGCCAGTTCCAAGAACCATGTCACCACCTAAAGCCCCAATACTCCCCACAGTGGAGCCGTCTTTGGCAAATACAGCTAAGTCACCATCGCTAGTAAGTCGGTTTATATAAACAGGTTGAACGCCAGACCTTACAAAGGTTGCGGTTCCTGCGGCTGTAAGTTTAATGCCTGCTGTGCTAGAAGAACTTGAAGTAGTCCCCACCAACAAGTTACCGCTACTGTCGATGCGCATGTATTCGCCAGAGCCACCTGCAACACTATCCCTAAAGACGTGCGTTTCGGCATCTATAAATATGCTGTCGTTATTGGCCTGAAAGCGAGTAGAGCCATCAGTGTTTTCCAAGAAAATATAGCTGCCTGCTGTGCTGTCTTCATACACATGCAGATTTCCACTAGGCGAACTCGTGCCAATCCCAACATTGCCAGAGTCTACAGTAATTGTATCTGCAACCTGTGCTAACTCTGTTTGCTTACTCATTAGGTTTGCTCCATGTAAGACATAATGCAGGACACTTTATCTGCCACTGAACAGTCAACCTTAATAATGTCACCTACGTTTAAAACAATCTTACCTGCCAGTATATCAAGAGATGATCCTGCAGGAATAGCAACATCCTTAATTAAGTTTGCTGTAGTATTCTGTGTTTGACTTGTTTGAGTAGTAGTACTTACCAGAGTCACAGATGCTGTTACCTGAGCAGTATGTACGTTAGCTAGTGTAAGGCCAAGTACAACAACAGTACTGCCTGACTGAACCGTATACAGCGTTTCAGGAGTACCTGCAGAGGCTGGCATTACATCTCTTGTAATGACTTTAAATGTGTTTGCCATTTTCTTTTCCTATCCTAGTGCGATTGCTAATGCTGTGGCTTCATCTATAGCTACTGTAGTTGCAAACGCTGTAGTAGCAATTGTTGTGTTGTTAGTACCAGAGCTTTGAGTTGCACCAGTTACAGCACTGTCGAGTGACCCACCATTTATTGTTGGTGATGTTAGTGTCTTATTAGTTAATGTCTGTGTTCCAGTAAGTGTAGTTACTGTAGAATCAATTGCTAGAGTTACTGTATTACTTGTAGCACTTGAAGCTAGACCTGTACCACCAGCTACTGTAAGTGTCTCGCTATCTAAATCAATAGCTATTGTACCAGAATCTGTGGTGATGTCAAGGTCTTCTGCAGTAATTGCAGTATCTACATAATCTTTTACTGCAGCACTGGTAGGTAATGAAGTATCATTGTCACTTGAACCAATACCTTCTGACTCAGTTACAATAGCAGAAGCTTTAAAGTTATCTACTTCAATATTAGATACAGTATTATTATCTACATCAATAGTTTTGTTTGTAAGCGTTGCAGTGTTTGTAAGTGTAGCAAAGCTATCATCTGATAAGGCACTATTAAATTCAGCGGTAGTACCTGTAACTGTAGCTGCACTAAGATCTACAGTCAGTGTATTAGACGCACTGTCTATAGTTTTATTAGTAAGAGTCTGAGTACCAGTAAGTGTAGCTACCGTAGAGTCAATAGCTGCTGTTACTGTATTACCAGAACCAGTGGTAGTTATACCAGTTCCACCTGCAATTGTCAAGGTTTCACTGTCTAAATCAATATTTAATGCACCACCACTATCACCTTGAAAGTCAAGGTCTTGTGCAGTTACTTGTGCATCTACGTAAGCTTTAACTGATTGCTGTGTAGGGATAAGGGTAGCAGAGTCAGAAGACATATCATCTTCATCAGCAAATGCTGTAACAGTGATTGTACCATCCGACAGATTAGCGAAAGTAATATCACCTGCACTAGAGCCACCAATAGTTACACCGTCTATTGTACCACCATTAATGTCTGTTGTAGTTAGTACAGACGATGGTACGGTGATAACACCAGTAGAGTTAGCTACTGTAGCTGCTGCTGTGCCATCTTTAGCTTTAATATTAGTTACTTCAATATTAGTGGTATCTACTGTAGTAGCATTTACATTTGTAATGTTACCTGTGGTAGACGCTAGTGTCGTAATAGTGATAGCATTAATTGTACCACCTTCAACTTTATCACCAGAGATTTGATCAGCAGCTAGTGTAAGTGTACCAGCAGATACATCAAGTGTTTTGCCTGAGCCTACTGTAATGTCTGAGGTAGCAATAGTAGCACCATCAATAGTACCACCGTTGATGTCTGCAGTATCAGCTACCAGAGAGTCAATATTAGCAGTGCCATCAATATAAAGATTACGCCACTCTTTTGTTGCACTACCAAGGTCAAAAGTATCATCTGTGTTAGGAATAACATGGCTATTAATCTCTGCTCCGATTACAATATTATCTGTGTCGGAATCACCTAGAGTAATATCACCACCAAGTGTAATGTCACCATCTACTGTAAGATTACCTGCAAAGTAACCATCTTTAAACTTAAGTGCATTAGTACCAAGATCAATGTCATTGTTAGTTACAGGAACAATAACACCATCTTGAAATCTAAACTGCTCTACTGAGGAGCTTGATACATCTACAAAGACACCAACTCTATTATTAGTATCGTCAATAACAACTTTGTTTATCGGAGTAGTAACATTGGGATCACCAATGAGTCCAATTACTGGACCTTCACCTGCAGTGCCATTGTGTTTGTGTCCTGTAGCATTATGAAAGGCAGCAAGTAGCTGGTCAAACTCGTCATTAGAGTCTGATGCCTGAATAATATCACCGTCTGTATACGTAGACTGTCTTGTATAACCTGCCATTTACCTTCTTGCTCCTGCATCAAATTCTAGTTGGAAACCCTTTAATGAGTATGGTGAGGATTCTCCGTTATCAACCACACGAAGTGCTACAGCAAAACCTGATCCTTCTACTGGTTGTCTTACTAATGGGTTTGTTTGACCACCATACGTAGCAGTTCCGTATAATGAAGTTCCGTAGATAGCTACAACCTTCGTAGAGTCAAAGGGATACGCTGCTGGTCTAGGTGCATTAGGATCTTCATAATCATAACGTAAAAACAAATCAGAGTTTACTGTACCTGTCGGTGAATAGTTAATAATAACTCTTTGAAAGTTTTTGCGTATACCCGCATCACCTGCAGTAAGATCAGGACTACGGTAACGTCCTATAACATTTATACCATCAAACTTATTTGTCTTTTCCTGTCTGTATGTATAACCATCGTATCCACCATGCAATACAAAAGTATCGCCTTGAACACTTACTGAATCTGTACTTGCAGGTTGAATACCTTTTAGCTTAGCAAACTCATAGCCTTGAGCTTTTCTTACTGCAATAACTCCAGATGTCTGTGCCTGTGTTTGATTATTTGGTTTAGAAAAGAAAATACGATACTGTGTTTTATCGGGTATAACTAGACTGTTAAAATCATTAACTGTAGTTTCACCTTCAAATAATTCTTGGATAGGTCTACTAATTGTACCAAGCTCAACGTCATTAATCTTAGCTGTACCAGCAACAGTCCTTAAACCATCTCTACCTAAAAAGATTATTTCACCAGCAACTTCCTGTACGGTAAAACCGTTAAGGCAACCAATGTCTCTTGTTACAGGTTGCATCACAAAGTCTGCAATAGTATTACCTATAAGTTTATAAATGCGTTCTTCTGCAAAAATATAAAGCTCATCACGGAATGGAAACAGTGCAGTGATCTTACTATCTACTCGTATTGAACCTGCACCATTAGCTGCACTAAAGTCGTTATCGGTGTACGGTGCAGTAAACACAACTTCTTCTGGTGAAGCTGACATACCTGCAAAAAACAAAGCATTTTTAAAATGTTTTACAAACTTAGGATTAGCTGGTGCACCTGTGGCACTAAGATCAGTTACTGTTGTACCATCATACTTAGTAGCATTGTTGGCACCATCAGCCCATACAATAAGCTCTGTACCGGCTAAGTTATATCTGTCAAAAGAATAACGTATGGCATTGCTTCTACCAGTATCTATTTGTGTCCAAGAACCGCTACCACTAGCAGCCTCAAATACTTTTTCACCCCTAGCAGCAATTACTTTACTGTTTCCAGAAAAGTATGCAGACATTAACACAGGTTCTGTAGCACTAGCTGTTTGTGGAACTATATTAGTATTCCACTTTTCGTAACCGTTAATTCTTCTGTAACCACCACCAACATCAGGTTCAAAGTTTTCTAACTCAAGAGCCATTCCTGGTTCCATAGCAAAGGTAGAACGGTCAAGAACTAAACCACCTTGTAAAGGAAATACAAAAGGATTAAGACCAGATTGATCTGCCATATTCCTACCTTATATAAATGTACTGGTTGATTTTGAAGCGCCTTGAAGAACAGTAGATCTAACGTATATAGTTCTATTTACAAGTAAACTTCTCATGTGTTTTATACCAGATTCAAATCTCTGAAAGTTTAATTGATACTGGCTAGTTTCTCCACGATACTGATAACCATAAGCAGTAGCACCGTCTAAGATAACAGAGCGATACTGTTCAGGAATAGTGGGTACATCACCTGCCTCAGTTAGTGTAGTAGTATTTGCATAATATTCGTATGTTAATGCGTATGCTTTATCTGGATATGGATATAGTCCATATTTATTGTCTGGAGTTCTAAATACATATAAAGGTACACCACCTACTTCTGAGGTATTTTCTTGGGCTACATATTTATTTAAATAAGATTTATAGTCAATCTCTTTCAAACTCCTACCAGAGCAACCTAATGAATCATCTTTAATTACTCTGAATGTATCATAGTCCACGTGTTTAGCTGTCGTGTCTATAGCATAACGTGTAGTACCAGTTACAAGTGTTTCAGTTTTACTAGCATGATTAAAGGGCCATGAGTATTCACTTGTATTTATATAATCAATTGCATCATTAATTGCGTTTTTACATTGAACTTGAAAACCCCTTGCGGATGAAAACCCACCAGAAGATAATGTAACTTCATTAAAACGAGATATGACTTCGTTTGTAAGATCAAGATACGTGTATGCCATAAGATGCTTTCAGGTTAAATGTAACTAAAGGGCCACCCGAAAGCAGCCCTTCAGTATTAGTTAGTTTACGCCAAGTTATACTTAGCTGTAACCAATGCTTCTGGACGCAAGATTTTGCGACCGTATAGATGCATACCACGAACAATGTCAGCGAATGAATCTGGATCACGATATGTTTCAGTTTTGTTGATCTGCTCTGCAGTTGCAACGGCTGAATCGTGTCCACCAACAATCACACCATAGTTAGTGTTTTGGTTTGCTGTACCTGTTGTTGATGCGCCTGTACCAACTGAAGGAAGGTTATTTGAAACGTACACACGGAAACCGTGGAAGTTGTTTAATACCATTCCATTCTGAAGACCAGAACCACCGAAGTCGGCGTTCAACAAACGTGAATCTTCATCACGAAGAACTTCCATCATTACTGGATCAATTACCAGCCAACGACCTTGAGTGTCTACGTTTTGAATATCCATCAAACGGCTCATACGAGCTACAACCATTGCTGGTGAAACAGTAGCTGTTGGCAGTGCAGTAGCACCTGGCAAACGAGCAGCAACTGGGATTGAGTGATCAGCAGCACTTGTAGTAGTGATGTTGCCGAAGTCACCTTTTTTCAGTTTGTTAGCTGTAAGCAGTTCGTCTGAACCAGCAGCAGTGTTTGCTTTAGTACCATTAACCACATCATTTACTGCACTTGCATTTGCATGTAATGCAGCTTGTTTGTAGCCTGACAAATATCCAAGTACATCTTGGTCATACTGATCAGCCAAACGATAGGCTGCACGATCAGATGCAAGACTTTGGAAATTAACGTGGGAGTGCGCTTCCTCAATATCATCGACCTTGAAAGCAAAATAATTGGCTTTGTCGATTGTCAATGAAAAATCATTATCTGAAAGATCTTGAGTTGAGATAGTAGTACCACGTAGGTACGCTGTTACCGAAATCTCAGGTTCTTTAATAATTTTTACTGAGTCACCCATTTGAGCGATTTCCCCGAAATAATCGGAGTTAGTGATAGCTTCACAGACTGCAGATTTGCGAAATGCAAGTTGCACCTGTTTGCTATAGATTACAGGCGAGAAGTTACCATTGGGTAAGTTTGTGTAGCCTGAAGCCTTTCCAAATGCCATTTTAATTCTCCTTTAGCATTAAGATACAGATACAAACCGTCAATCGTTTATACAGAGGCTAACTCTACTAGGGTGCGTTATTGTAAGCATTGGCCTATGCTTAGTCTAACGGGCCATGAGACATTAGGTTGTCCGAAAGCGTATTGTTGTTTGCGGAAGATAGTACATTAGAGTAGGTAATCCATACTGTGGGGCTACTCTAATACACATTATATATAGTTATATCATATTTAAATATGTTGTCAATAGTTTTTATCGTGCATTTCCAGACATATCATAAATAAACTTACCAGAACGAATGGCTTCCATGATTTGATCAGAGTATTTTTCGTACTCGTGAGTGGTCATGCTATTTACGTCAGACTCTTTGAACGTCATACCATCCTTGCTAACATCAGGGTTACTACCACCACTACGTGTGTTTACAGATCGTGCAGCATCTTTATTGTTAGCTGGTTTTTTAGTTTTAATATTTTTATCAGCTTTATATAAATCAATAGCCCTAGATGCAGAACGTGCATCGTCATCATTTTCATATAAAGCATCTTGTACCCACTTAGGCTGTTGATCTGCCCACTCATGAAAATCATCGCTATCACGAATTTCACCAAAATCAGGATGGGCTTGCATAAGTTCTACTTCAGCTTTTTCACGAGATGCTACAGCTTTCATCTCATCAATTTCTTTTACACGATCTTCTAATCCTGCAGCTTGCTCACGTGCTTTTTTAATCGCAATTGTTTCTACGATAGCTGCTACATCAGGATACTGTGTAGCCCAAGCCTCAATATCTTCATCAGACTTAGGTAGTTTAATTTCTTTTTGAGTTACTTCTTTTAACTGACTTTCAAGTTGCTTAAACTTGTCTTCCCAAGATTTTTCTTTATCTTGCATATGTCGGCGTAAATCACCATAACGTTTTTTAAAACTCTTTTCTTCGGCACCAGCAGGTTCAACTTCTTGTTGATTAGTATCTTCAACTTCACCCTTTTGTTCTGCCATAAGCTGTTCTAGCTCTTCTTCTTCTTTCTTTAATTTCTCTTCATTGCTGTATTTACGATTAGCAAATGCAACTTTCTTTTCGGGCTTCATTTCTTCAGCCATAATTGTATCGGACATTGTATTTCCTTAACTGGGGCCACCGTAGCCTAGTGTTGGTAGGGGGATGAGTAGCCAGCGTATCTAGCAATTTAACGTGTTGCTAGTCCACGTTTTTTAACAACTGGTTTTTTAGCTTTACCTAAATTAATATCAGTCATTACTTCTGGGCCTAGTACCTTACCAAGTACACGGCCTTGTGATGTACCCATTAAACTACGAATAACATCTTTATCATCTTCCTGTAAGCCGTTAAAACGTTTAGCTACAAGTTCGGTATACTGTGAAAATTCCATATTAAATTCCTGTAATTGTTCTAAACTTACCCACGGTATATACTAAGGGTTCTAGGATAGATCTGTATATACGCCCTAAAGTATCTCGTTTTTTATTTTGCATAGACGCTCTAAGATCAGCAGTACGATGACGTGCAATATGCTCTAGTGCGGTACGTACAAATTTATTATTTTTATTGTACCCTAAGTCTACTAAAGGTAAGAACAGTGTATGATAACCTAGCTCATGTTCTTTTGTCAAGTGGTCTTTAGAGTAGGACAACCATATAGCTTGACGGTACGAGCCAAAGCCGTATGAGTTATTCATGGCAGTGCATACGATTTTATCACTAGAATCTGAAGCCTCATTAGCGGAATCTGTATTAGAAGTATCTCCTGCAGCGGCTTCATTAGCACGTCTATTTGCTGTAGCTGTATAGTGATCTGCTAACTCTGGATTAGCTTTTAAGGATTCTTTTTCTCTATTAGATAAATGTGCAGTAATGTTTTTGTTTGTGTTGGGATTACTTGAATCTAACCGTGTTGATTTATCATTACTTCTTTCAGGTGACTTGGGCTTAGCTGCAGGCTTAGCTGCAGGTTTAGCTTTTGGTCTAGCCTTCGGTCTAATAGAAGTTGTAGGAGCACCAGAACCTGTTCTTTCTGCTGTACCTGTTGCGGCAAGTGTTTCTTTATAACGTTTATCTTCTGCTGCTCTTCTTGCTGCCTCTGCATCACTTTTAGCTTTGGCGTCAGCAATTCTTTTTCTTTCAGCGTCTGCAACTCTTTTAGCTTCTTCTTCTGCTCTTTTAGCTTCTGCTAGTGCTATACGTTCAGCTTCTGCTCTACCTACTACTCCAAGCTTTTGAAGGGCTTCTAATTTTTTAGTTTGATCTGCACGTATTTTTGCAATATCTCTATTGTATCGTGCGTCTGCAGCAGCATTAGCTGTAGCTATATCTGCAGCGGATATTACCTTTTGTTCTGCCAAACGTTTTTCAGCATCAGCAAATGCACTTTTTTGTTGCTCTAATAAATTTTGAGTATCTAATAATGCTTGCTCTTGTTCAGCCTTAATACGTTGAGCTTCTTTTGCTTGAAATACTTCAGCCTGTTTTGGGCCTTGCTGTCTACGAGGATCGACATTTAATCCTGCTTCATCGTAACTACCTGTTGGACCTACTGGTACAGGAGATGGCTGCACACCTCTTCCTACTTCGCCATACATAGGATCGGTATAAGGTTTAGCAGTAAGACCCGCAGTAAACTCAGGATCTATAACTTGTAAACGTTGTTGCTGTCTTTCTTCTGTCATTCTACGCATTTGCTCTGCTGCGCTTAATCCTGCAGTTTGCTCCACAGAACCTTCATAAGGGGTAATTTCCACTTTAGCCGCAGTAGGAGAAGGTTGCCCGTATGCAATAGGGGCCTCTAACTGACCTAGTATTTCAGCGCCTTGCATTATGGGTTGTTCATCGTAACCACCCGTCCCTGTCAACGCAAGTGCACCTTGCTGTCCTGCAGCCATAGGTGAAGGTGTCGGTAATACAGGCGGTGTATATTGAGTAGAATCAAATTGCGTAGCGTCTTGCATAGACTGCATCTGCTGCGCCAAAGAAGATTGTATAGGCATAGGTGCAGCAGTAACTGGTTGTTGCATTAATCTTTCTTCAGGTGTTGCCGTAACAGTTTGTTGCATTAACGTTTCTTCAGGCGTAGGTGCAGTTTCTATAGGAGCTATAGGTACAACTTCTTCTTGCTCTACTTTTGTTTTTGCTTCTGTTGCTTTAGTTTCGGATAGCCCAAAAGCTCCTGCAACGCCATCTACAATTCTACCTAAAATACTTTTACTTTCTGGGCCTACAGATTTACCTAAAGTTTCTATGTATGCAGTTAGTTCTGCTCTTTCTTCTGATGTTAAGTTACCAGCGTTTAGTTTAGCAACCGCTGCAGCATAGGCTTTCTTATCTTGATCACGCATTGCTGCGTATCCTAGCGCACCAATAGGACCAAATAAAAGCATAGCACCGTTAGCAATAGTACGGCCTGTTCCAGTAATGCCTCCCAACTCTGTTAAAAGATCTTCTGTACTTAATGTATCCCAATTAATAGGAGCAGGAGCGTTATCAAACTCCGCTTGTATTTCAGCCGCAATATCTCTATCGGGGCCACCGTCACCTCGTGACGCTTCATTTATTTCTCTTATTGCTTCGCCTTCTTCTGTATCAGAGTTTTCTACAGAGTCTTCATTATTAGCGGAGTAGATAGTATATCCTTCAGGAATAGGAAACGCAGGAACGCCACCAATATGAGGTATCATCATATTAGCACCGGCTTCATTGCGGTACTCTACATACGTAATACTAGCTTCACCCATTAATTCTTTAAAGTTAATTTCTGCTTTTTGTGGACGTTCAATCTCAGGTGTAAGTCTACGTACTGTAGAAGTTTGTGTAGTTGCGGGTTCTTGTGGAGCAGGTGTATATGTAGGTTGCTGTACGGTACGTGTAACTGTAGTAGGACGTGTTACAAAACCACCTTCTTGCATTTCTAGTTCTTCACCACTATCTCCTGCTACAATAACAAGATCAGCCATACCAAATGGCATATCATCTGGGATAGTAGCTTCATCACCATTGCCCATTTGACCCATAGCTTCCATACGTTTTAAACCCATTTTAGCTTCTTGTCGCATTTGCATAAGTTTATCTAATCCAATGTAGCGTGTTACATCTTCAGGAAAAACAAACTCACCCTCACTTACCATAGCAGATACGTCATCACGTACACCCTTTTTAGTGCCACCAATTGGAACTTCGTTTCCAGATACTTCATCTATTGTGCCACCCTCATCCTTGAGGCCACCGTCTTCAAAAAGTTCCATTTGATCTTTCATTATTTTAATACCTCATCTCTAAGTAATTTTAATCTACGCAGTTGATATATAGCACCTTGTGCTCTATACATAACCTTGTCGTTATCTGTTTGCTCCATAGCACGATGCTGTTGTGCAATTACTTCATCTAAATAGTTACTGAACTGGTCCCACTGCTGCTGGTTGTTCACCAGCCCCTTGAGCTTCTTGAGGTGCTCCTTGTCCTTGATCATTTCCACTAAATCCTTGTTCTTGAGGTGTAGGTACTTGTCCTGTACCTATGTTACCACCCCCTGCTCCTGTGGGGTCCATTGGGCTTGCTTCTGCTGCTGGCTGTTGAAAGCCCTTCATTAGCTCCGCTTGAATGGCAGCTTCATCCATATTGTTAGTTACTTTGTCTGGATCTAACTCAAGAGATTTTGCAATCTCTCGTATGATGTATTGAAACTTTGCAAAGGGCGCAAGTGCTGGGCTAGAAGATATCTGCATAAACTGCATAAGACGTTGACTACGTACTTCATTGGCCATAAGGCTTTCTGTACCACGAGCCTTAACCTCAAGATCCCCCTTAATATTGGGGTCAAAGTCAAACTGCATGTTAAATCTAAATAAACCTTCACCTAAAGGGCGAAGTAAGTAGTCATCAACATTTTTAATTACGTTCTTTATACCGCCCTGTGCGGCACCCATAAGCATAGAAATACCAGAAGCAGTACGACCCACACCCGATACCCCTGTTTGACCATGAGCAAAAGATGGAAATCCAGTAGACTCATCTGCTAATACCCTCGCTTTATCAAATAGCTGCAAGTTTTCTGCGGCAACATTCGGGAACTTAGTACCGAAGATAGCTTGCCCTGGAGCACCACCTTGGCGTCTAAATACTTTCCCAGGATATACTGATAGATCTTGGCCTGGGACTAAGTTAGTTTCATCGACTTCAATTAAAAGATTACCAGATAATACAGCATTGTCAACTGCCATTCTCATAAAACCATTCATTAAAGTTTGGGTATCGTCCATATTTTCTGCAATACCTACACCAAAGAATGAGTACGGGTTTAATTCATACGGAGCAGCCATGTAAGGAATACGAGCAGGTTTAAACGGATTAAGTACCATTCGCAGTAGTTTGCCATTACAAATCCATACGTTGGCCTGTAGTTCATCGACTTCACTTAACTCATCGGGAATATCTACACCTTGCTCTACAAGCATATCGGTATCTACCATACCCCAATACTCTAGTACTTCATAGCGTTCTACACCATGCTCTGGTGCATAGTCAGATAGATCATCTTCCCAAGATTCTTTACTGTAGTTTTCACCTAACTGTACTGCTTCATCAATTACAGAACTTCTAAAGTAAGGACGCCGTTTTAAATTACGCAGTTGAGTACGTGACATTTTATGGCGCTCAATTACAAATTGGGCTTCTTCAATATTATTTGCATCTGGGTCAGGATAAAAGTTCCATACAGATACATGAGATACTTGTGGAATAGTTTTAATTACAGGCGAATACTCGCCATCTTCATTCCAGTTAGGGTATTCTTTATCTACAGCAAATGGACCTTTCATTACACCAGTACCAAAAAGTGCCATTTCAAATGCTGTACTACGTAGGTGTTTACTGGCACTTGACTCTTCTAACTGATCGTGTATTTTCTTTTGCATCATTTTAGCAGCAATCATAGCTGGACTAAATGTAATTGCAGTAGGTGTTTTACCCACACCTTCACGTACACCTTCAATGTCTTGTAACTTATCTTTTACTGGACCTAAACTCTCTGCAAGTGTTTTAGCTGTAGCGCCAGCAGGTAACTCTTTACCATCGCCAGCAAAGCCATACGGATTTACAATTTCATCCATACCAGATTGTTTTAGTTGCTCAGGTTCTTTAGGATCAAAGTTTACATCTGCAACAACACCATCAGGAAGCTCTGTAGGATCTACAGTAAGAGGGAACTTTTGACCTGCAAATAATACATCAACAATTTGACCATAGGCAGCTAGTGTTTTTGTTTTAGTTACTTTAATAAATACCCTAGACTTCTCTGCTTCTGTAAACTGTACGTCTGACCCATACAAACCACGATAGTTACGATAGGCACGTAACCAACGATCTTCATCCTGTTGCCTATAATCGTCTGCACGATTGTACTTTTCCATAATAAATGGAATAATTTTAGAAGTATCTGCATCATCAATAGTAGAGTCTTCGCTATCTGCTAGTACAATAGCGTCATCTTCAATAAAGCCTTCGTTTTCTTCTGCCATTTATTTTTCCTTAATAACCAAAGGTAGCATCTGCTACTCGCATACCACCTTGTGAACTTACGTTTGGATCGTAATCAAATATACTAAATCGTGGTCTTGACATAATACCATACCTCAAAGCATCGTACAAGTGATCTTCGGAGGTAGTGTCAATATCTTCTGGGTTTCTTTTGTCGATTGGTAAGGCGGGTAATTGAGCAACAATATTGGTACAATTATTAAAGAACACCATACGAGGCTCTTCTGTATATTCGTCAACCTGTAACCTTCTATGTATTTCGTTTTTACCAGCTACACGTGAGCCTTTGGATCTATCTGAAGGACGCCAACGACACCCACGCTGAATCATTTGTTCAGCCAGTGATGGGCCAGTATCACCACGCTTGTGCCATAAAGAGCTATCAAGAACGCCATACTTAATATTTCCATCTTCAGCCTCTAAATCTAATACCATATCTGCTAAATCAGCAGCTAATACTTTACTTACGTACAACTCTCTATAAATAAACAATTGCTCATTAGGAGCTACGGCAAACCAAATTACTCCAGACTTACTTCCATAGCCGTAGTCACATGCTCTAAACTTTACCCAATTACTAGGGATATCAAAAGGATCAACTACGTGTATGTTTCTATCAAACTCTGTAAAAGCTGCGCCTTCTTTAATATCCCAATCACCATCTAGTAACTGTCTACGCTGCTGTTCAGGTAAAGATAGAAGCATTGCTTCGTAATCACCTTGTTCAGCTAGGTAAGGATTATCGGAAAGACGGGCAGGTATAAACCTACGTTTGAATAAAGGCTTACCAGCTTTGGCATGTCCAGCAGGATAAGATAGTACCTCAGTCGTTTCAATATCTGTAGCATTAAACGCTTCACCATATGGCGCAGGGTCAATAAACATTTTCTTAACCCAATGATGCCCTCTACCTCCTGGGTTGGTAGTAGCTCTCATATATACAGGTAAGTCAGAGGCGGTAGATCTCAAGCGACTTCGCATGTAGTTCCAAGCGAATGGGGTAGGCCACTGAGTCAATTCGTCAAAACCAATCCAGCTAAACGCAAGGCCTTGGTATCTTAATACATCATCTTCTTTATCTAAGTAAGACATCCACAGTCTAGCACCAGAGGGTGCAGTCCATTGCATCTTACGTTCTGACCACTTAATTCCAGGCCATATCTTAGGATACATTTCCTGTGACTTAAAGATAAGTTCTCTTAGTTCTTCTGTAGTATGTCGTAGGAGCAATCCTGAGAAGGCTGGGTGGCCCATAAAGCGTAAAGGGTCAGCGAGCATTGCATATGACTTACCCCCACCTGCAGAGCCACCATATAGAACCTCACGTTCACCTGCAGCTAAGAAGTCTGTTTGTGGTCCAGCATTAGGTTTAAATATTACATTATGCTGTTCTTCTATAGGTGCTAATTCAGGTTCTACTATTTTAGCTGGTTTAGGCTGCGCTTGTTTCTTGGCTGTCGTTGTCTTGCGCTTTTGCCCCGATGCGGTTGCGTTCAATTTCTTCCGCTTTGGCGACTGCCTTTTTCGCATAGTCTGCCCATCTGCGTAGGCTTCCAGCTTTGTTTTTTCTTCTTCGCTCATTATCTAACCGTTTCTTTAATCCTACGTGAGATATGGTTCTGCCAGTGTTTCGGGTTAGCCAGTTGGCAACCTCACGATACGAGTACTGCTTTAAGTACTTCTTGGCTTTCACAAGCATATCAAGTTCGTTATCAATTGGCAAGAGTATTCCGTCATCTTCTGGATCTAATTCATATCCAAATGGTACTGTTCTTGCTACACGTGGAATAGGAACCCATTCATTGTCTTCTTGTAGGTCAGTCGGTTGTGGTAGTTTCCATTGTCCTAATGGCTTAGTCATCGTCATCCTGTGCTTGTTTAGCTGGCATTAACATAACGCCACCCTTAGCTTCTACCTGCATCTTCTCAGTTTTAACTAAACCAGTACGATCTAGTAATTCTTTAGCGGCAGACATTTTATCACGAATACCTAACTCAGTAGGATCATATAAAGCACTAACCATAGCCATTGCAGCTTTAGGTACGTTACGTGCTAAGTAGCTGTGTGTTACATCAATAATCTCTTCTTTAAGACTATTGGTTATTTCACGGTTAGGTGTATTGGGCGAATACCCAGCAAGTTTCTTAGCCATAGTAACATCGCCACCTGCCTCATCCATAAGTACATCTAAAAACTTTTGTTGACGTTCTGTTAATTCACGAGCCATATTACATCATTTCAAAATGTGGGGCATCAATAAAAGGTCTACGTCCTTGTGACCTACGGAGATCTACATATGCGTTCATTGCATCTTCTGCAGTACCAGCATACTCTCTAATGTCTCCTTCACTCCATGCAGCACCCCATTTAATTGCTACATCATTCTTTCTAGCGGCTTCAGCCATAGCATCACAGATGTCATCATAGACATTGAGTTCCCAAGAAATGTCTGAACCAAAGTATGCAACTAGATCTACAGCACGACCCTCAAGATGCTTAGACTTCATAGTCTGTGATCTACCAGATTCGTACAGTTTCTTTTGTTCTTCTAGTGTACGTAGTCCAAAGGTAACACCAAAGTCTACTTTTGTAATACCAATAGCGTCCTTTACGACTGCTACAATACCTTCGTCTACACCATCTAGTTTCTTTAAACTTCTACTGCTTAATTTAAATGCCATTACTTCTTCCCAAAAAACTTACTTACAGAACGAATACCAATGCTGGCACTGACAATTCCACCTAGTGAATACTGATACCATGCTGGCATAGTTTCCAATGCAGCAAAGCCAGCTTGTACTATACTGTTACCCCAATCACCACAGAACGCTAGAATTAGTGGTATTGAGAAGAGTAAAGTAATCCATTCATCTTTCCATGAGTTCTGAGTAGCATTAATAGCTGCTAGATCCCAGTCAATCTCACCAGTAGCTTGTTTTACTTTGATTTCAGCATTAGCTTTCTGTACTGCTACTTTACCATCAAGGTACGTAGTTGCTAGTCCACCTACTGCTCCTAAGATCTGACCAATCATTTCTCATGCCCCAGCCAAACGGCAAATGCACCAGTCATAGCACCAGTTACAGTGGCAGTAAGTGCTGTAGCCTGTGATGTCATATCACCAGAAGACAAAGACATAAACCAAAACAAAACTTCAATGTACATCCACGTCATTACTAACATCATTAGTCTTGGCATAATCTTCCAAGCTAACACACGTTCCATTGCTATAGTCATTTAAGTTCTCCTGAATCTTGAGGTTTTCTTTGCAATTTTCTTAGGCTGAGCCACAAACTGCTGACCTGCCTTCGTGCCTCTTCGTTTAGCTCTGGTTGTAGCGGCATACTCACTGCTGCTAAGAGACTTAATAGCCTTAGCAGGTAGATACCGCTCACCAGTTTTAGCACTAGGCTTCCCACTTTTAGTTCGCCAATCTTGCTTAGTCCATTTCTTTAAAGACTTTTGAGATTTAGAGAGAGCCACTACCTGTAGCCCCCACCTTTTGCTTTGTATTGTTTTGCGACCATTTGTGCCTTACGTGCGCTCCACTGTCCAGCTTTTCCACCTTTGCTGCCAGCCTTAACGGATGCAACAAGACGTTTGCGCATAGTAGGCTTAGTATAATTTCCTGCCGCATTAACCGTAGACTTTTTGCCTGATTTCGCCACGACTGATCCCCATGTCATGCAGTTCCTTATCACTTAGATTCATAAGAATCCAATAGTCGGCTCTGCGTTGCTGATTTTCTTGTAGTTTCTTAAACATACGTTTAAACATATTCTATCTCCTTTACAAATACAAAGGTAAGAAATACTTACCCTTATGGAGATAGTTATATCATACTTAGTTATAACATAGTATAGATAAGATTGCAACCCCGTTATGCATTAAGTGCGATTCGGGTCAAAGTACTCTTCTACAGAAACAAGTACTTCCATAGTGTTAGTAGTTTCACCGTACACTAAAATTTTATCGCCTGAGTGTAAGTTAAAGTATCCACCATTAACTAGGTTAGCTACAGAGTGTCCTGCCATACTAAGTCCATTAGCTATGTAATGGTACTCGTTATCGTCAGCATGGTAAAACTGAACAAACACTTTCTTAGTAGAAGTAGAACTGTTACTAATGTGTAGATACCTAGTAATGGCACTAAAGTTA